GCTTAAATCCATCTCCATATGTTGATGAATATGGAACTAAAAGTGGTATTTTTATATTTAAAAAATATTTAAATGAAGATCTTTTAAATAAAATTGAATCAAAACTAGATAGAGAAATAACAGAAAATCCTACAAATTTAATAAACTGGTATTCAGAAAAAACCATTGCACACGTCGAACATATTCATGAAGCCTGGGAAGCAATCAGTGAACTTATAGGTCCAGAATATGTAATACACCCAGTTAATAGTTTATTAAAGCTGGAGCCAGGTGATAATGAAGGCATGTTTAATCACGTAGATAGCCCAGGTAAAGAAGCTTGTCATTTATTGTCTCAGACAGATATGTGGACAACCTGTTGCATTATAGATTATGGAGTAGTTGGCTATCTTGGAGATTTTGAGGGTGGAGAAATTTTTTATCCAAGAATAAATCCAGATGGAACATTAAAAGAAAATGGCAGAGAAGATGGTCCATGCTTTGAGTATAAACCAGAACGTGGAGATGTTGTCATACACTCAGCTTTTCAACCTTATGTTCATGGAGTAAGACCAGTAACATCTGGTAAAAGATATGCTTTTTCTAATTTTTCTTTGAAAGCTGTAGACAACCCAGGTACTTTTTATAATTACGGCACCCCAGAATATTTAAATCAGGTTGGAGATAAAACTCCAGAAAAGCTTCAGAGTTGGATTACCCCACTGGTTTATAATCCACAATTTTCTGATGAAATGATTAAAAAAATAAAAGATTCTGGACTTCAGGGCGAAGAATTGGCTAGTACATTTTTTAAAGATTTTAAGCATTAATATGAGAAAACTAATTAATGGCAAAACGGCAGAAGAGTTTGATGAAGCTGTTGATTTAACAATTCATACAAAATGTCCCGAAAAATGGTTATTAATAGATTTAGAAACTGGACAAGAGTATATTGGATCAACCAAACCTAACTTATATGGAAAATGGAAAAGAGTAAAAGATGCGATTATTGATAAAAAAGACGATTTGCCTAATTAAAGGTCATAATTTAAAAATGGCAGGAGAATGTCCATTTACAAAGAAAACTTACAATTTTTGTGACAGATGTTCCGAAATGTTCCCAATTATTGGTTAATCCAAGTACTTAATATTCGCTATCAATAAAGAAAGTGGTAAAATAGACACATATGAAAATAACACCTGTTGAAGAAGTTAATTATGGAACCTACCTATGGCAAATGCCAAATGGTGCATTAGTTTCTGATGAAGAAGGCAACTTTATGTGCATTTATGCCATCAAGGGTGATGTGAAGAAGATTACAGAACTTAGAAACTTTGCTAAATCTTATGGTGTAGAAGAAGGAGAACCTGTATGGTTTTCTGGTCACCGTCCAGTTTCGCAAGAAGAATATGAGAACCAAAAGCAAAGAATGGACTGGGGTTTAGTTGCGGATGAGTGGGACATCCCAGCATTAAAAGAAGACCTGCAGCAAAAGAAAAAAATGGGGATTATTTAAATGCAACATAGAGCCACAGTAGCAGACGATTCAGACGATTTTTCAAAAGGGTATTCCCTTGAAATCGAAGGTGCTGCTTTGGGCACTTCTCCACGTGAATTACAGGAAACAGATTTTGATGATCCATTCTTGGCAAAAGCTGAAGAGCTATTAAAAATTGAAAACCTTAATCCAAATTTTAAAAGAAATGCTTCTCGCAAATTAAATAAAGCTTATACTGGTTTAGATGATGCTAAATCAAAAAAGCTTGATCCTTTAGATTTAACTGGATATTCATTATTCCAAATTGTTCAGCCACCTTATAACGTATTATATCTTGCTGAGCTTTATGATGTTTCTCCTTATCACCACGCAGCAGTTGATGCAAAGGTGTCAAATACAGTAGGCCTTGGATATAAATTTCAAGAAACTCAAAAGGTTTTAGATAAGCTAGAAGATGTATCTGAAAATGAACCTTCATTAGAAAAACTTCGTAGAAAAGTATCTCGTGCAAAAGTTATGATGCGGGATAAGATTGAAAGTCTTAATTCTGATGATTCATTTGAAGAGATTATAAAAAAGGTTTATAAAGATCTTGAAGTAACTGGAAATGGATATCTTGAAGTCGGTAGAACATCAGCAGGAGATATTGGCTACATAGGTCATATACCTGCCATTACAATGCGTATAAGACGGCATAGAGACGGTTTTGTGCAGGTTGTGTACAATCGCTATACCTATTTCAGAAACTTTGGCGATACGACCACACAGGACCAAATAGGCACAGATCCTCGTCCCAATGAAGTTATTCATTTTAAGAAATATACTCCAACAAATACCTATTATGGAGTGCCAGATATTTTGTCTGCAAAGAATGCGGTTGCTGGTGATGAATTCGCTTCACGCTATAATTTAGACTATTTTGAAAATAAAGCTGTACCTCGTTATATTATTACAACTAAAGGTGCAAAATTAAATGCCGATTCCGAAAGAAAGCTTCTTGAATTTTTCCAAATTGGGTTAAAGGGCAGAAATCATAGAACTCTTTATATCCCACTTCCAGCGGATAATGATGCTGCTCGTGTAGAATTCGAAATGCAACCAGTTGAAGCGGGAATTCAGGATTCATCTTTTAGCAATTATGCTATTGAAAACAGAGATCGTATTCTTATTGCCCATAGAACACCTTTATCTAAAATTGGTAATGGAACTCCAAGCCCATTAGACGATAAGATATTTAAAGAGCAGGTAACTAGACCAGCACAAGATGCTTTAGAAATTCAAATAAATAAAATTGTTAAAGAGTTTACAGATATGTTTAAATTCAAATTTGAAGAGCTTACTCTTACCGATGAACTATCTCAAGCTCAAATTGATCAAATTTATCTAACAACTCAGGTTATCAAGCCAAATGAAGTTAGAATGAGATTAGGCCTAAATCCAATTGATTCTGGAGATGAAGTTTTCGACCCAGCAGCCAAGGCAGCTGAAATTCAAGCTCAAACCATGCAGTCCAGAAGTAGAGACAAAACTCGAAATGCAGCCCCTTCAGAAAGCATAAGTGGTCGGGCTCGAAAAGGTGAAGGTAGAAAAGTAAAATAATACACTGGAATTATTTTGCCTTTATCTCACAGACTGATATTATTTAACTTAGAATGAACATTCAAAAAGTACAATGGAACAATAGCGAGTCAACTCTTAATATGTCCTTTCCTATCACCAAGATAGACAAGGAAAAAAGAACTGTATCTGGCTTTGCCACATTAGATAATATTGATCGTCACGGTGACATAGTTACCGCAGAGGCATCAGAAAAAGCATTTGCACGTTTTAGAGGAAACCTCCGTGAAATGCATGCGCCAATTGCTATTGGTAAAATTTTGTCATTCCACCCAGAAGATTATCTAGATAAAGAATCTGGAAAAACTTATAAAGGAATTTATGTTAACGCTTATGTTTCCAAGGGCGCACAGGATACATGGGAAAAAGTTCTTGATGGAACTATGACTGGTTTTTCAATCGGTGGAAATATTATTGACGCAGGTGTTATGCCAGGAGATAAAACAGATCATCGTGTAATTAAAGAATACGATCTCATGGAACTTTCTTTAGTTGATTCTCCCGCAAATCCATTAGCTAATATTTTTTCTATTCAAAAAAATCTTGACGGATCTTCTTTTATTAAGGGAATGTCAGCAGATACCAAAATTGAAAATGTTTATTGGTGTAAAAAAGATCAGATTGCATCATCCACAGTAGAATCTTCAAAAGATTGTGTTATTTGTGGCACTGGTATGGATAACGTCGGTTGGATAGAATCTTCAGAAACAGAAAAGGGATTGGCAATAAGCAAAGTTGTTGATTCTTATTTAAGAAAAGATGATGCGCCAGGACCAGACCATTCCGCAACAACACAAGATGCAGACGCAGGAACTGTAAATTCAAAAGAAACAATAAATCTTTATCCAGATCAAAATAAAGCTAAACAAAGACTGAGAAGTAAACTCAAGAAAAAAACAAAACTACAGAAGTCTGAATCACTAAAAGATTCAGAGTATGCTAACGAAGGAGGTAATAAAATGACAGACGAAACAAATAATGACGCAGTGGCAGATGCAATTGAAAAGATTGTAGAGGCAGCAGAAGAAGCAATTGATGCAATTGTTGATTCAGCAACTGATGTCGAAACTCCAGCAGATGCTTCAGAAGCAGATGCACCAGCAGAAGATTCTACCCCAGAGGAAACTCCAGTAGAAAATGCTGCACCAGCAGAAGCTCCAGTAGAGGAAGCCGTAGAGAAATCCGTCACAAGCGCAGAGGCAACAGAACCTTTTGCAAAGATGTTGACCGAAATGCGTGACCTCTTCAGCGAAGCAGTACAAAAGAATTCTGCAGACACAGAAGCAAAAATCGAAAAATCAGTCCAGACAGTAGAGGCAGCACGTGCCGAATACATGAATGCCGTAGAAGGTATGAAAAAAGATCTTACTGATTTAACAAATAATATCGCTGATTTCTTCAAGAAATTTGAAGAACTTGAAAAGCGTTTCGGTGCTTATGAAAGTGATACTGCAGTACAAAAATCCATTGGTGAAGTAGATAACTCATCAAGGGGTACTAAGCTCCAGAAAAATATGGAGTTCGATTGGCAAGGATCCTTCCTCGGTTCCGCAAATCTATAAATAAATCAACAAATACAAAGGTGGTGAAATAAAAAAATGAGCAATGAACTTTTACAAAAAGTAATTGATACAACAAATCTCGGTACTTCAGGTTCCGATCTTTCAGGCGATGGTCGTACATTGTCTGGTACAGGTCTCCTATACCCAGATCAGGCTAACAGATTCCTTGACTACATGTGGGATGCTACGATTCTTGCTAAGGCAGCACGTACTATTCGCATGCGTTCAAACACGACAGAGATTGATCGTGTATCTGTAGGTCAGAGACTTATGACTGTTGCAGCAGAAGAGAATCCACGTGATTACGTTAATGCTGACGGTACTGCTTTCTCAGTAGCAGGCGCAACATTTTCTAAGATTTCTCTAACAACCCGCAAGCTTCGTCTTGATTGGGAACTCTCAGCAGAGGCTCTTGAAGATAACCTTGAAGGCCCAGATCTCGAAGATCATATCGCCCGCTTGATGGCAACACAGGCAGGTAATGATATCGAAGATACACTTATCAACGGTACTGGATCAGGATCTGGCTTAATGTCAGCATTCGTTGGATTCAGAGCAAATGCACTCGCAAACGCACACGTTGTTGATGGTAACGCACAGGGACTCGATAAGGCTGTATTTAATACAGCAATTAAGACCTTGCCACGTAAGTACAAGCAACGTCGTAATCAGCTTCGTTTCTTCGTAGGATCTAACTTAGTTCAGGATTATCTATATAATCTTACAGCTAACGCTGGTTCTGTGAACCCATGGGATATCGCTTCTGGCGTAATCCGTGGTGACGTAGTTGCTAACGATGGTGGTCCTGGTACCACTACTCCGTTTGCTTTCGGTATCCCAGTAATCAACGTCCCCCTTATGGATGAGACTCGTGATTCAACTGGTAAGGCATATGGCGATTCAGGCTACGATGCAACTTCAGGTCTCTTTGGTGATGTCCACTTGACATTCCCTCAGAACTTTATCGTTGGTATCAAGCGTGACGTTGTTGTCTACCGTCTCTTCCAGCCAAAGAAAGACACAATTGAATATACACTATTCATTCGTGTTGGCTGCGCTTTCGAGAACTACGATGCACACGTTATTGTCAAGAATGTTAAGGTCTCAGGAACCAACTTCGGTTCACTTGGATCAGTAACACACGGTTCGCTAGTTTCTAACGCAGCGACCCATACTCGTGGTACATTCTAATCTAACCTATTAAAGGTGCAAATAAGCGGGGAGGGCCTTGAAACCCTCCCCCTTATACTTTATATAATAAATGGTATAATAGATCTGACACGAGAGGAAAACAAATGTCATTTGATACATTAAAAATTACAGAATTAAAAAAGGTGGCAGACACCTTTGGCGTTGAATTGCCAGAAAAAGCCACAAAACAATCAATTCTTCTTGAACTTGAAGATAATGGAATTTCCTATGATATGTATGCTAAGTTTAGCGGTACAGAAAAATTAGAAATCGAGCAGCCAGTAAAAGAAAAAAAAGTAAAGCTTGATAAAGCAAAGACTATTTTAGTTAGAATGGATAAGGCTAATCCATCATATACAGTTTATGGATATACTTTTACTCAAGAGCATCCATTTGTAGCAATGACAGAAGACGATGCTACAAGAATTTTTGACACTGAGCCAGGCTTTAGACCAGCAACTCCTAGAGAAGCTCAGGAGTTTTATAATTAAATAGGGGGCAGAAATGCATCAAATAAGAAGAGGTACGACAGAAACCGCTGAGATTGAGATTTATTCCAATAATCAGTTAATCAACGCAGACGGAGATGTGACGGTAACTGTTTTTGATGCAGACTATGGAACTCAAGTTGGACCAGGCGGGATCGCTTTTAATGATCCCGCTTTGGGCAAATATACATTTGATCTAGATTCAACCTACACTTCGTTAAATAGAGTACTACAGATTATTTGGTCATATTCCATTAACGGAAAACAAACTTCCCAAGAAGACTTTTATGAAGCATACACGCCATACGCTACTGTAAGCGATATTATAGATTATTATGGATTTGGCACACGTCCATCAGACTTAAATTATAGATCTGAAAGTGAAATACAGTCAGCAGAATTTATAGCTAGAATGCAAGTAGAAAATTATACAGGACAAACATTTGGAAGAAAATGGGGAGACCAAGAAATATTTGGCAATAATTCTGATGCTTTAGAATTAATTGAAAGAATGCTTTCTGTAGAAAAACTTTATGAAAATGGAATACTTTCTATAGATTACACCACAGATCCAGTATTAAATAATTTTGGCTGGGATATAGAATTAACAACAACAAATAGAGCTATAAGAATTGTAAATAATGACAACCAAGCAGCAATTGCTTATGATAGTAGTTTTGACCCAACAGTTATGTATGCTGGTAGATTTAGATCTGGATATAGGTATAAAGTTTGGGGAGAAAAAGGTTGGATATATGTGCCCCAAGATGTTAGAAGATGTACAGTTATTTTAGCGGGAGATTACCTTTCCAGAGATGCTGAGTGGAGAAATAAATACCTAAACAAAATTCAACTTGGGGATATTAATTTTCAGCTTGACTCTGGTGCCTTTACTGGAACTGGAAATGTTATTGTAGATCAAATTCTTGATCAATATAGAAATACTGGGATAGTGATTATATAATGTCGCCATCATTGGTTGGAAGCGTGATTAATATGACATCTGATATCCTTGTGCAGCAAAATAAACAATCAGATTCTAGTGGAGTTATTACTAGAGAATGGGTTTATGATTCAACCATTAGATGTAAGATTTCTCCAATTAAATCTGAAGGAGCTTCATCTCGTGGAGATGGAAAAAGGTTTGATGTTGGTAAAAATAATCAATATGAAGAAAAAATAGAATTAAAAATGAAATGATTAACTCCAATTTCAAAACGTTCCAGAATATCAAATATTAGATCAAGCGACGGACAGCAGGTTTATGTTGAGATTGATAGGTATGATACCCCAGATACAATTTTTGATGTTATCGGATCCCATGCGGTTTTAGATCCATTTGGAAAAGTTTCTCATCACGAAATTATATTACAGAGAGTTCATGTACAAAATGATAACACTACGAGCAAGTGATTTTGATATTTCACAAATTACCTCTGAATTAGATTTAAAAATAGGAGGAGTCAAAGAGCTACAGTCCCCAGTTATTCGTGAAGCATTGGCTGATGCAGTTTTTACATTAAGTGCTAAAGCTTTTGTAAAAGCCATGAATCTTCAAGCAAAAGCTTTTCCGAAACAATATCATCATGTTTATGAATGGAATAAAACTGGATTAGAATCTGGAAGATTGTTTTTTTTGTTTAGAGAAAACTCTAGCAATGGAGTCCTTGTAGTTAAGCCTGGTTTTATTAAATCGAGAACAAAAGTTCCAGTTGCTCCAGAACTTTTAGTACCAGGAAAAACTGGTAAAACCGTTGCATCAAGAAGTGTATTTTATGATAAAGCAAAAGTTATGGAAAATGGAGATCCTGTAATATATAGAACTTCAAAAAATATACCATTACCAGATAATGGAGTTTTAAGATTTGTAGCTGCTGGAACAATAATAAAAAATTATAATCCTGGTGGCAGAGAAGTAAAAGGATCTTTTGAAAAGTTTTTTAAAACTTGGTATTCAACAAAAGTTCAATCAATTATATCTTCTTCTGGTATTATAGAAAATATAGATAGAGAATTGGCTATAACATTAAATAAAAATAAAGCGGGTGCTCAAGAGGTTGATAAAGCAATAGTAAATCTGCTTAAGCAATATTCAAAAAATGAGGCGGTAGTATGACAAATTATAATAAACAAACTTCAGCAGATATAAGAAAATATATTTGGGATAGCATAAAGGCAGCAGAGATTCTAGATGAAAACGATTACTATGTTGATAATATAACAGACCCACTTATACCTATAGTGCCAGCGCAACAGATTCCAGAATTTAATAATAGCTTGCCAGGAAAAACATATATGCTTTATGATTTTGAAGTAAAGCAGATCCCAGTTCAATGGTGGCTGGTCGAAGAATCATTTACTTTGACAATAATCTCACAAAATTATGAGGTTATAAATCAAATAGCTAGCCTCATGCAAGATCTATTCAGAAGGTATGATGAAAGTGCTGTAGATTTAAATGTATATTTGGGTTCCAACACAGAATTTTTATATCATAATATAATGATTGATTCCATATTCTCTCCAGAGCCATTTGGCAACGAGGGCGATTATCAGGTTGGAAGTGTAGTATTTTCATATAATTATTCAAGAAAAACAGACCCAAAAGGTAGGTTTTAAATTGGTATTATCGAAGCAGTATGTTATTATTGGTTTACGAGGAAGATTTAAGCCAAACTTTAAAATAAATAAGGTGGTGAAATAAAAATGGCAGCAAACGTAAAAAACGTATTAGTTGGTGCAGCACAGGTATTTGTATCTGTAGGTACTAACGCAAATCGCCCAACTACAGTTCCAGGTTCTGGAGATTTAGCTTGGGGAACAAGAAAAGCAGCAGGTTACCTAGACTCAAATACTGATAAGTGGAGAGACGTTGGTTATACCAACACAGGTCTTGAAATTTCATATGAGCCAGGTTACGGCGAGGTTACAGTAGATCAGCTTCTAGATGCAGCAAGACTTTTCAAGCAGACTGTAAAGGTTATGTTAAAAACAGAACTCACAGAGGGTACTCTTGAGAATGTTCACTTAGTATTCGGTCAGTCAGATCCAGTAGTTACCTACAGTGGTTCTACAGGAACTTCAGATGCAATATTTACCCCAGCATCTCAAGGAACCCCTGCAGCTTCTGCAACAGGTAATGCAACATTAAACTTAGCAGCAGGTGCACTCGGAGATGCCCCAGTAGAGCGTTCAATCGTGGCTATTGGTCAGGCTCCAGCAAACTTTGGTACAGAGGCAGCTCAGGCAGATGCTTCTAATCTAAAGAAAGAGCGTATCTATATTGCACGTCGTGTAGTACAAGTTGAAACAACTTCTCACGCATTAAAGCGTGATGGTGCAACTGTATTCCCAGTGCAATTCCGTTGTCTCCCAGATGACAACGACTCTTATGACGGCGCAGAATATGGCGTTATCATTGACAGAGTTTATGCAACTCTAAACTAATAACTTAATATAGTAAATTAATAAATGTCCCCCTCCAAAAGAGGGGGCATTTATGTCTTATATAGTCATTTTGATATAATTTGTATAGGTAAATAAAGGAGACTAAATGCCAACAACAGTATATGACACACTTGAGATTAAGTTGTCAAACGGTACAGTAATAACAGTACAACCACTAAAAATTAATAAACTAAAAAAATTCTTACAGGCAATTAAGCCAATCCAAGACGGCACAGCAGACACAGATGAAAAAGCAATGGATGTTTTTATTTCTGCTGGCATGATCTGCATGGAGCAGTTTGCTCCCGAGTTTTCAACTGACAAAGATCTTTTTGAAGATAACTTTGAGACTCCAACACTTATGAAAATTCTTGAAATCGCTGGCGGTTTGAAGTTAAACAATGACGACCCAAACTTCCAAGGGGCGAATCTAGTTGGGAATCTCTAGATCTCGTCTCTTTAGAATCTGAAGTTTTCCTTCTAGGAATATGGAAGAACTTTGATGATTTAGAATCATCATTGTCCATGGAGGAGCTGCTAGTTACTCTTGATGCTGTCCGTAAAAAAGACATGTTAGACAAGAAGTTCCTAGCAGCAATCCAAGGCGTAGACTTAGATGAACAATCTGAAGAAGAGGAAGACATTACTAAGATTAAAGGCTACAGAGCACAGCAAGATGGCTTTGGAGTTGGTTTAGGTCTAGGACATGTTGTGGAGGATAACGCTAGTTGAATAATATACAATTAAACATTGTTGCAAATGCACAATTCCAACAGGTGTATGCTGAGGTTGCTAAGCTTAGAACAGCTTTAACATCCTTACAGCAAACATCTGTTGGCGGTCCATTTACAGCAAGTGTTCAATCGGATATTAAAGCAGCTCAAGCTCAGTTTGATTCAGCAGTATTATCAACTCGTGCATTTACAATCCAGCAAGTAGCTATGACCGATAGCGTTTCTAAATTTGGTCAACAACTTTCAAGGGGTCAATTAAGCCTACAAAATTATTATAAAATTTGGCGGGATAGTGCAAAAGGCACATCAGCCGAAATTGATGCATTAGCTACAGCACAAGCAAGATTAAATAGATCAATGGCTATTGCTGATCCATTAAAACCAGGTTATGCAAAATTAGTAACTGATATTAATGGTGTGGTTACAGCAGAAGAAAAAGCTGTATTTCAACAGCAAGCATTAAATACCGCCCTGCAACAAGGCTCAATTAAACTTATTGATTTTGGTAAAAATACTCAGTGGATGGGTCGTCAATTAACAGTTGGTTTGACTATGCCACTAGCCATGTTTGGCGCAGCTGCATCTCAAGCATATTTAAGTTTTGATAAGCAGATGACTCAAATGCTTCAAGTTTATGGAGCACATGCAGTAGTTCAATCTCAAGCAACATTAGATTTAATTCAAAAGCAAGTTACATCTCTTGCTGATAAACTAGCTCGTACTCTTGGCGTGGCTATGACAGATACCGTACAAGTTGCACAAACATTTTCATCAATTGGTCTTGAAGGTCAAAATCTTATAGCAGCAACCGAAGCAACTGTAAGACTTCAAAAACTTGGTAATCTAACTGCTCAACAGGCTTCAACATCTATGGTTGCTTTGCAGAATGTATTCCACCTTCAGTCATCTCAAATGCTAGATGCTGTTAACTTTTTAAATGCTGCTAAACACTCAACATCAACCACTATGCAAGATATTGTTGACGCTTTGCCTAGAGTTGGTCCAATTATTCAACAGCTTGGCGGTAGCTATAAAGACTTTGCAACAATGCTTGTTGCACTTAAAGAATCTGGAATTCCTGCTGCACAAGGTGCTAACGCAATTAAATCTATGTTGGCATCTATGATCAATCCAACAAAAGCAGCCTCAACAGCTTTATCTGCATTACATATTAATTTAAAGCAAATTGTTGCAACTAATACAAATAATCCTATGGGCATGGTTCAAGGATTAGCATCAGCATTAAATCAATTACCTTCATCAGAAAGACTTAAAGCAATTGAACAGGTATTCGGTAAATTCCAATTTGCTCGTGTAACTGCATTGCTTAATAACTTATCTTCTTCTACTTCTCAAGCTTCAAAAGTTATTGCATTATACAATGATTCTAGCTCACAGTTAGCTTCAGTTGCAAACCAAGAGTTGCAAGTTTCATCTTCTGGTACACCAGCAGCACAATTTCAAAAAATGAAAGCAACTTTGCAAGCTGATCTATTGCCTTTAGGTAGATCTTTCTTGCAAGCATTTACTCAAATCGGAAATGCTGTTGATCATATTTATAATGCAATTAAAGGATTGGCAAATGCTCTAGGCCCAGTAGCTTCAGTATTTGGTAAAATATTTGGAACTGGTTTTGCTGGTTTAATAATTGTTGGTCCAATAATCATGCTTGTTGGATTGTTTGCTAACTTAATTGGTAACGTGATGCGTGGTGCTAATGCCATAAGAATGTTTAAGCAAGGAATGGCTGACGCAATCCCAGGACAAAATGCATTTATGGCTGGCGTTAAAGGAATGCGTAATTTCTATCAAGAGTTGGATGCAGCAGAAATTGCAGCAAGAAACCAAATGGATCTTATGCCAGAAGCCATTACAAGTAACGCAAAAGCTTTCCAAATATTAAGAAATGAACTTGCATTATTAACAGATCAATTTAAACTACTTGCCTCAGCTCAGTTAGCTGCTAATAGTCAAGGGTTGCTTTCTGCTATTGGAACTGTGCTTCCAAAAGAAGGATCAACTTTATTAAAAATTGTTCCAAAAAATAAAGGCGGATTCCTTCCAGGATTTAATACTGGAGGGCCATTGTATGATCCATCTAAACACGGTTCTATTGTTCCAGGACCTTCAAATGTAAATTATGACTCAGTTCTTGCAAGCGTTCCAGTCGGAGGCTTTGTATTAAATAAAGCAGCTAGTCAAAGAAATCCTGGTCTTGCTAGACTTCCAAAATTTAGTGGAGGTGGCAAGATGCTGGCGATGCTTACGCCAGGAGAAACAGTATTTGATCCAGCAACAACTGCTGCAAATTATTCAATGCTTAACGCTGCAAATAATGGCGATTCTATAGGAGGTGCAATATCCTCAGGCAAAAGTGATTATGGAAGTCCTGAAGAAATGGCTGCTCTTGTAAGAAAGTTGGCAAGAGAAAACAAACTTCCATCTAGCGTAGCAGAAAAAGCAACAAAAGAAATTAAACAGGTTGGCCTACGTGGATGGTTGCAAGATGCTAAAATTATACAAGCCACAGGAACGTATGCAGCAAAAACTATACTTAGAGATGAAGCTTTATTAAAAGGATATGTAACTGAAAAAACAACAGCAGAAGTTGTTGATACAACTTCTCCTTGGGGAATTAAATTATCAAAAGATCAAGTTGATAAAGTTGAGGGATACAAATCTGCAAACGCAGTAAATAGTGCGCTTGAAGCTAATTCTATGGATGGAACAGCTTTTGCAAAAATGATTAAATCTACTAATGGTAGAGTTTCTGGAAGCTTTGATTCATTTATAGATATTTTAGTTAAATCTGGTAAAATATCATTCACTAAAGCTGAAGAGCTTAAAAATAATATATCAAATAGATATTTAGAATCAATTACTGGTAGAGTAATTGGAGATTCAAATAATCCGTATGCAGATGTAGTATTAAATGAAATGTCAGATTTATTAAAAAAAGATCCAGAAGTTGCAAATGCATTTGTTAAGTTTTCTGATTCAATGCCAGTAATTAGAAAAGGTTCTTTAAAAAGAAAAACTTATGTAAGGTCAAATGGAAAACCAGGAGTTCAAGGAAGAGGCAGTTCTTATAAAGATGTTGTTGTTACTTTAAGTGGATCTAATTATACAATTCCTTCTGATAATTTTAAAGGGGTTGGAAATCAGATGTTTTTGCATACAACCCAGCCAGCTTGGGCAGGAGTTCAAGGGTATGCTAAGGGCGGTGCCATAGGAGCACACCATAGACATTCTCCAGTTTATTCGTATACTGGATCAGATGTGTATCGTGGTCAAACACGTAAAATGAAAGCTTCTTTGGGTGTTCATTATAATTCTTATAAAGCTCCTCATACAAAAGGACTTAAAGGTTGGAATTCTGGTGGAGTACTTGGTGGATTAATCAATACATCAAAACCTAATTATGGAATGCTTGGAACTTCTGGACAAACCCTTTCTTCTTTAAAGAATTTGTGGAGATATGGTGCAATAAGTCGTCAAGTATCAACTGAAGTTGGCGCAGCATCAACTGCAGCTGCAGAAACAGGTGCCTTAGATAGTGCAAAGGCTGTAGCTGCCGATACTACATGGATGTCAAAAGTAACTTCAATATTTAAAGTTGGCTTTATATCAAAATTAGGACCTTTACTTAAGTTCAGCTTAATTCAATTCTTACCTACAATATTTGATCATCTAGTTCCAAATAAAGTAGCTGGAAAAGATTTATCTGGAGCAAAGAGTGTTATAAGCGGAGGATTATCTGCTGGAACTTTGGCATTTGCATTCGGCGCAGCACCAGAAATAGCTGTTCCAATTGGAATCGCTGTAGCAGCATTTAAAGGCTTCAGCTGGTGGATGAATAAAAATAAAAAAGATGCTGCAGATCATGCTGCAACTATCCAAAAACTTTTCAGTGGAAATTCTCAAACTATAGCATTCTTTAATAATGAATTGTCGAAAACACCAAAAATCTTAGCACAAGATATAGGCAAGCTTTCAAGTACTGATCAAACAAAGCAGGTGGCAAATTATATTAAGAGCTTGTCATCAGGACAAGCTATAGGTGCATTAAATACTTATGTTTCATCTCAAGTTATGTCTGGAATGGATCCTTCAAAGGTCAAAGATATGGTAACCGCCATATTGACTTATACAGGACAAACAAATCTTTTAGATACCGCATTAAAGCAAATAGTAGCTGACAATAAAGATTTATCAACTTCAACATCAACTTATATTCAAAAATTAAGTGACGGAGCATCTCAAACTGACAAGTATGCAACAGCATATAAAGATTTAAGTTTAAGTGGTCAAAATTATGCATCTGGTCTTTATAATATTGTAAAAGCAATTCAAAGTGGAAGCTTAGCTGGAAGCAGATTAACCAGCGTAATTGATGGTCTAACTTCAGATACTGGAAATGCTGCAGAGCAAATGAATTTGCTTAAATTAGCTGCACAAAATACTGGTGACACGACAATGGTTACCTTAATTTCACAAATTCAAACAGTTATATCTGATGCTGGAAAAGCAAAGATGGCCTTGGGAGAAATTTCAGGACTCAGTAGCTTAGGCGTTGATTACATGGCAATAATTAATGACAATGCTCAAAATCCAGGAGATTTAGAAAAGATTTTGGCTGGTGGTAAAAATAAAGCTGGTAAGACATTAGAAGACTACGTTAAATCTCAAAGACAAGCAGCTTTAGATAAGTACAATGCAGCACAAAAAACTGCAAATGCTGGGGCAAATGCTACGGTTGATTTAAATAAACAATTAACTAATTTGAAAGAACAGAAAAAAACTTTAGATGATCAAATTAAAGCTATGGAAACAAAGAATAATTTGATAAAAATTCAAAATGATTATCTTAATAAGCAAACTGATCTTACTAATCAAATAAAGCAAGCAGAAATAACTGGTAATTATATACAGGCAGCCCAGCTTACCCAACAGCAACAGCAAAATACAGCACAGTATTCTTCAGATACTCAATTGACTGTTCTAAAAGCTAAGTCTGATACTATGCAAGGAAACATTGATGCTTTGACAGCAACAATTGCACAGGTTGGAACAGCAGCACAAGCAGCAGCAGATGCTGCAGCTAGCTTAGCAAGCTTTGGTAAAATCTTAACTGAAACTCTTCCTGCATTAATAACTGATGTAAAAGATTTAATTTTGCAATATCTTGGTAAAACCCCTCCTGATTATAAAAAGGTTACACCTGGTCCAAAAGCTCCAACTGTAAGATCTGGCGGTATGCAAACTGTAAACGACCCAGGTTCAGCTGAAATTATTACTGGGCCAACTGTAAGTAAGTATACTGGTCAACCAATTGCAAATCCAAACCATTTTTATTTAATGAAATATGGAAATAAATATTATGGAGTTAATACTGTATCTAGCGATGATATTAGATCTGTAACTTATGTGGATGGCAAATGGGTAGTCGGAGACCCAGTACAAGGTATTCAAAATCAACAGCTAACACCAGTACCTCCTGTTAAAAAAGCTTCTGGTGGCTATATAAGACGTTTTGATGATGGCGGTGGAGTAAGAGGACCAGGAACTGGAACATCTGATTCAATCCCTGCATATCTTTCAAATGGAGAATATGTAGTAAAAGCCTCAGCAGTTAATCAATATGGCGTTGGATTGTTTGATGCATTAAATGCACAAAAATTTGCTGGTGGCGGTATGCCAAATCCAATTTCATTTGGATTTACACAAGTAGGTAAAGGAATATCTGCTGCAGCATTATCATTCCTTAAAAATATAAAAGAAATGTCTGGTATTTCTCCTACCGCAAGAGTACTTAGCGGGCACACTGATAGTAATTGGGACTATTTGGGAATGGCAGCACTTTTGGCGGGTCCAGCAAAAGCTATTGGAATGTTGCCTAGAGCTATTTCTGGTAGCATAGAATTAGCAGATGCAATTCAATTTATGTTTGAAAAGAAAGCTCAAGGTTTTGCAGGTGGAACCCCAGGTGGATTAAAAGTTCCAAATATGCCAACCTACGCAGATAGCACTGTAATAAATAATTCGGGTACAGTTAATGGTTATTCTGATCTTCATTCTTACACACCATTTGATGCAACAATTGTTGATCCTAAAAAACAATCAGCTTGGTCTAAAGGAATTCATTCTTATTATAAAAATTTTGTAAATCCTTCTTCTAAATTAATGTTTGGGCCAGCCGCAAATCTTTTTAGTGGTTTAAGCGATAGCGTTGCAAATCTTTATGGTGGAGATGCAAGATGGAATGACATTACAAATATTGCATCGTATTTAGGTCCAGAAGCATTAAAGGGTATATCTTCAATTGGTAAAGCTGGAGAAGCTTTTAAAGCAGTAAAAACATTTTTGCAAGACTTTAAAGCCCCAGCAGTCTATGATAGTTTTAAAGCTTCACAAGGATTCTCTGCTGGTTATAAATCTGGAACATCACAATTAGGATTTATTCAAAATTTGTCAGGACTTAAAAAACAAGCATCTATTATGGGTCCTCTTGAAACAAAATTTAAAGATACTTTAGAGCTGATTAATGGAACTTGGTATTATAAAGGTAAAGCAAATGCAATACCTCAAGAAGGAGATCCTCTTTATAATGATGTAATGAAGTGGTATGATGCAAAATACAATACCGATACCACTGGTGCTCTTCAAAAAAATGCTAAAAATGCTTATTATTTTAATTCTATTCTTGGTGCAAAAGCCAGCAAGATTAATAAATTTTTACTTGGAAAATACACGGATTTAGTATTGCCTAAATTATTAAATTCTAGTTTAGGAACAAGTAAATTT